ACACCATCTGTTAATTTGATACCAAACCATTCCTTATCTGATAAACTGATACCATATTGATTCATAGTAAAGAATCCTCTATCTGTAATAGCCATAAAAGGAATTTCTTCATTTCTTTTAAAGTATTCACCTCTGTTTTTAATGTGCCAATCTGAATCATTCTTAACATAGTGTAACTCGCCTTTAGTACCCAACTTACCTAAATCATGATGCAATGCTGAGAAAATTAATTCTTCATCTGTGAAATCAATAGTACCTCCACATTCAATAAAAAGATTCTTCATCTTCAGAGAGTGTTTACAAACATTGAAAATATGGTCAATGTAACCACCTTCATACGCGTAGTGAAAGTTTTTATTACCACTTGCAGGTGATAACATTAAATTAGGACCTAATTCGTCCATTGAGTACATATTCAAAAGTTTTTCCTTCCTTTCTCCTGTGATGTACTTATCTACGATTCCTAAGAATTTCTTGTAGTTAGTCTCTAGCTCTTGGTCTGTGTAACTTTTCATATTCTTTTCTTTTTTTTTTGGTGTTTTAAGTTTTATTTTTTTAAGCTTTTCTTTTTCTGTCCTGGTATTATGATACTATAAAAAGATACCACAAATATACAAAAAATTTTCCACTTTTCCAACATTTGCCCAATTTATTTTTCGGCGGGGTATATAGTAAGTTTTGTAAGTACATAATACAGCATATCAACTTCCTCTACTGATGTGCAAAAACCTAGCCCACCACTATCGAATAATTCTACTATATATTCTCCTTCATCTAACCCAATATCTTTCCATTCATTACTATATGAGGAAATAAGGCACATGCAATTCGGGTCGACTGAATTCTTTGGTAATCTAAGTAAATAATTGTGGAATCCACTCCCATCATCTTCTAATACCTTCTCAAATCCCAACTCTTCTAATTTTTGCTCCGTAATAGGAGTTAATTCTAATTCTATTTTAGATTGTTTCATTTATTCCAATACAATTTTCTTTATTATAAATAACTTAGAGCTATAATTGCTCGCTTTGATAACCAACGTATCTCCTTTCATATTATAAATAGGTGCAATCATAGTGTTTATTTCTCCATTGTCTCCACTATAAGAGGACGGATTTATTGTTGGTACTAATTCATCTTTGGAGGCAATTAAAGGTGGCAGCTGAACGATTTGGTACTGACCTGTGAAGTAATTGATATACGTCTTTGTAATTGTAGCAATGGTATCATTTCTTCTCAATATCCAATACAAATTACTCTCCCATTCTACCTTTTCAGAAGGATATGGTTCTTTACCATTTACTAATATCGTACCATTTACTCTATGTACGGTTTGGTTTTTAGTTTTATCTAATTTAAGATGGTAATATCCATTAGCATCTTTAGAAAGTGAACCTATTCCATTTTGATTTATTATACCGTTTATTTCCAACGTATATGTTTTTGTTGGTGTAGGTATATCTATATCCTTTGTACATCCGAATAAAAATAATATCGGTATTAAACGTTTCATTACAAACCTACTTTAGCAAATCTTTCTGAATTAAACCCACCATCTCTCTCAACATCAACTGCTAATGCTCTAGGTACTTCCGGAGTTCCTTTAGAGTTGTTATTTATTAAGATTCTCTCATCTCTACCGATTCCCATCACCAACTGATGATAAAGAATACCCGCAGTTAACATTTGTTGTTTAGTAACCTCTCTCAACTCTTCTGGTCTCGCAGTAGTTAAAACAATGTAGTGTCCGGCGTTCATCCATTCGGTCATCTTTTCTTTAACTCCCGGTAGAACATTTACTACATTGGGGTTTAAGTCATCAAAGTTTACTTGTTCAATTAGTGTACCATCGATATCACTAAAAATTGTTTTAAATTCTTTTTCTCTTACACTCATCTTATCTTTGTTTATTTTATTATCTTATTTTATAAATATTCAGGTCCATATGCACTATAACGAGCAGTTCCATCCATAATGTTTCCCCTCGCATGCTTTGCTGGTGATTTCCAACTCGCTGGTTTTAACAAATCACCTTTCTTAATCGGTGCTCCTTTTAAATCACCATCAACTCTACTGATAAATCCCCAACACGAAGTTCCATCCCATAAACGAATGAACTTATTACCAATTTCAACAGTCAAATCGGTTTTACCCCACATATGACTCATATCTTTGTAACGTTCTTTACGAAGTTCATTTACCTTTGAAATGAAGTTTTTTACTATTGGATTTGTTTCCAAATAATTGATAGCCTTTTCGTTTGTTGTTCTCATAGTGTGTATCTCTTTAGTACATAGTAAAGGTACTAAATCGATACCATATATCCAAGCATTTAATCAATTATTTTTAGGAAAATTGAAATATTTTTCGTTGATTATCAATGAGTTATGTAATAAAAAACCCCTAATATGTAAAACATTAGAGGTCAATTAGTTACATAAGGAACTCAATTTCCCTACTTACAAAATCATAGTTGAATTTGATAGGGTCTTGAATTGCCTCATACCTTAGATTACAGGTACTACCATTAAAGGTATAGATATCACCCCACTCATCTTTATATGGTATAGTTCCCCATCCATATCCTTCGTGAATGTGTCCGGAAAAGTGTAAATGAGGTTTAACTTCGTGCAATCTATGATACAAATCAGCACATCCTACATTTTCGTTTGTATTAGATGTTCTATCATTATATCCGTAAATAGGAGAGTGAGTAATTACTATATCAGTATCCAATGGTATCTGATTCCATATTTGAGCCGCATCATACCCTCTATCTACATTAAACCCCCAACCATACCCGAATGTAGGTGAATAAGGAGAACCCCATATATTCAATCCTTCTATCTTAACTGAGGTATTTTCTAAATAGTAAACTCCGTTTGGTAGATTGTTTAGAGTATCCTCTAACCATTGAGGTTTACCTTCCGAACACGATGTATCATAATCGTTTCTATCCCTACCTTCGAAGTGTGCCAACTTATTCCTCAATAGTATTTCCCTATCAAATGACATATCGTGATTACCTGCTATGAATATTTTATGTGTGTAATCTTGCTTACCAAACCATTTGATAAAACCAGTTACCTCATGCTTCCTACCCAAAGATGTAATATCTCCACTATGAATAAGAATATGTCCACCTGGCAACTTACCATTAAGCTGATTATGTTTAGTGTGAGTATCTGATATTGCTGTAATATTATATTTCATAACTCAAATATACGAAAAAAAGTTGAGATTACCAAATTTTAGTATTATACTGAATATTGAAAAGTAATGCGAATCGATTAACATCTTCTACCACTTCACTAACCATATGAAACGGGTCTGATTCTCCACTAAAATTAAGAAATACTATATCCGCAAAAGATGGGATAATTATATCATTTTCAACAATGAATAGTCCACCGTATTCCTCTTTATAATCTTTATTAAGATATATAAGTACATTAGCGGGTTTTTGTTGTTGGAATTCTTTATACCCTTCAGGCTTACCATCTTTATGACCACCTAATTTACAGCCCTTTGTATAAAGTGTTAGTAATGGCTTCCCTGCAAATAATGTATGTCTTTTTTGGCATTGTTCTTTAAATAACTCAAACGATTTATCAATTATCCACTTATGTGTATTAGGATAATCACTCCAATCTAATTCTCCACCATTTAGACACAATTGACCAAAATTGGTTCTATCATATTTTGAATTTTCTGAGTACCATTTATGAATAACACTCATATGTGATTTAGCGATTTGATATGATTCATACGTTTCCATATCACCGAAATGACCAGAACCCCTATGTATCGTTTTAGTATATCTCTCTAATTGAGTTGATAAGTGATATATCTCATCTAATTCTTCCTTTAAGTGATTTATATCATATAAGTTCTCTTTATAGTATGAACCTTCCATAATTTTGTATTTACGTTATAATTATACATATAATTGTTTTATTAAAATGTTTTGATATGAAAAAAACCTTTACTATAGATTTCGGTAAATTCGATGAGAATCGTTTAGTTTCCGAATATTCATTAGATTTCGAAGTACAAGAAAATCCCATTGCCGAATTATGGTATGATATGTTGAATGGGTTATTAAAAGATGAAACCTGGAAACTAGAAACCCGTTGGGGAGCATTTAAGCTACCAACTCGCCATCCTAAGATATTAGTAGATAAATTAAAACGATGTGTTGAGACGATTAACAACTCTGATTGGTTTGAATATCATATTATAGAATCTGATATGATTACAGAAGATTATCCAATGGAGGTTCACAATATAATTCACCACCATTTTGAAAACCTAATTGGACAGGTTTGGCGACCATCTGAATATTGGAATAGAATATGTGAAAGACAAGATTGGGCTCTTATAAATGCAGTTAGAGGATTAAACGACCTTTCGCATGAAATCGAAGAATGGAATATGAGGGGTGATGCTACAATTTATACTACCTTTATGAATGGGGTTTCCCCAATACAAAAAGTAGAACTACCAAAAGAAGCAGATGATTGGTTTACATTAGATGGTGCGTTTGGTAGAGGATATCTTCATTACGCACAATTAGGAAAGACATGGCAAGAAGTGTGTATTGATGATGATGACCAAATAGAAGCAGGTAATATTTCCGAACACCGATTACTTAGTGGAGAATTTGATTTACAATTCTCTTTATTTGATAGAACTCACGAAGGTATGATTGAGACATTTGGTATGAGAGATAAACTCGCTAAATTTGAAAAAACACCTGAGGATAAAAGTTTGAGATTGGGTTATTGTCCTGTATTTGATATAAAAGGACAAGATAAATTTAATACTTCAGATAGAGAAAATATAATTGATGGGGTTAGAAACCATCCACAAATTATACGAATGAAATTTAGTGATGTCGGTAGAGCATTTACTCCATACTACGACCCATACTAATAATCTTTTCAGCTAAAACTTTATTGCCTTCCTCTGATAGATGTAAATCTTCCTTTGAGTAAGTTAAATCGTTTTTCTTAGCCCAATTAAGACAGGATAGTTCATTTCCAAATCGGATAAAATTAATCTTATTGAACATAGGCGTGGATTTATACCAGCTATCGAAGTATATGAATATAATTTTAGAACCTATCTTCTCAACACTACTCTGAATGTTATACAACGAATACATTAGTTTATTGTACTCATACTCATCGTTATATAAATATTTTTGATAATCTTTGAACAATTCTAATTTCTTTTCGTAAAACTCAATCGATTCACCGTTACCATCTCCAAACATTGCCTGAAAATTAGAAACAACTTCATCACCTTTATTAGGGTTAACCATATTTTGTAAAGATATTAAGTTTCTAAATTTAGAATCATAATAAGAATACCTAGTTAAGAATGTAGGTTGAAATAGAATTAACGAATCCTTTAATTCATATTGGTGGTATCTTTTATTGAATTCATTTATGATAGCCTCATTGGAATTTCCAGGTATAGAATGATTCTGATACTGAACTCCATAATCATTAGCAACTAAATCAACAAATCCTTTGGTAAAATCCTGTCTCCAACAGGAGAAAGAACAACCAAAGGATATAATACTATTTATCATAAATTAAATTGGTGGAGGTGGAGGGAGTCGAACCCTCGTCCAAATACGGATTCAATAAACATCATTCACAAGCTTAGTTAGTTTTTCTTAACTAACAAAATATTCGGTTGGTTCTTCACCATCGGCAACCGATAAACAATAGGTGATTCGATTTCGGGTTCAATCACTTTTCCACCTTTGTACACATTCTATTTTATATCCCACGATGTGTGCGGGAAAGATTAGGCTGCTACAGCGTAATCAGCACCTACGAAAGACATTACATCTTCGAAGGTCATTGTAGATAATTCTACGTCGTTTATTGTTCGATAGGTATTTAAGGATTTCCATCTAACCCTGCTTGCAACTTACCAACTCATCGTACCTGTCAAAACCAGGCACCCCCAATTATTTTTTATAGAAAATAAATATCGGTTCATATTTGTAGAACTGACCACCTATCTTCATACTATTTTTAACACCACTTAAATCAACTCCCGTCATTGGAGACATCGTCATTCGGATTTTACCCTGATACTCCATACCTAATCCGGTTAGTATATCAATTGAATCCTGTTCCAATGGATAGAAACTTTTCCCTATCTTAATATCAGCAATGTTCCATAATATATATCTATCATTTCTTAAATACTCAAATGCAGTTACTAAAGTAGGTCGTAAAAATCCATCTCTCCAACTCTCATAGTTTCCAAATTTCTTAAATGATTGGGTTTCATCATCCGAATATCTTTCTCTATCAAAGTAAGGAGGTGAAGTAAATATAAAATCTAAATTACCTTTATATTTTTGGAATCCTTCTTGCTCACTAATAATCTCTGAGCCTGTTCTATAAATCTCATATGTATTTTTATGCCCCCAAAATGGATTACATGCTCCAGGTATTTTAGAGTTAAAAAATTCTGCCAAATACTCATATCTACTCTTATCAATTTCAGGAATATAATTCTCTGTATTTGGGTCATTACCTATGTAGTGAATGTTTCTATCATCAACCGATAACGCACCTAATATTCTACCTCCCCAACCAGAAGATGGGTCATAGATATTAATTTGTTTTTGGTCTTTAATATGGTTTGTATATTTCTGATACAAATACTTTGCAGTTAGTGGAGGAAAGTTTACAGCTGCTTGTGTACCCATTCCAATTCTGAATGCCGCAGTTGCTTCAGGAAAAATAGTTTGACCTAAAGGATACCACTTTAATTGAATAGGTTGTTTTTCTAATTCAGTTAATGCATCAATATCTTCTCCCCAATTAGATGTTTTAAGAGATGAAATATGTTTATACTCAATTACTCCTGCTTTATATAATTCCTTTACCTCTTCCGCAGTAATTGGTAGAGATGGTATTCTACTATCAGTTTGAGCTAAACAAAAATCATGCCCTTGCCATACATCACCACTCATCCATTTTTCAATCCACTCTTTTCCACTAGCTAAATGTGTATTGTGGTGTTCTTTATTATCCTTCTCCAATGTTTTAGAAAAACGATACATAGCATCTTGTCGTGTCAATCTTCTCATTTGTTTTGCAAATTCAGGAAGAAATTCATCGTTACAAAATATATCGTAGATAGATGGTTTTGGTTTATCATAAGAAGACCCGCCGATTCCCGTCTTATACATCGCGGGAAAGAATTGATTTACGGGTGTTGCAAATTTATTAAAATTAAAAATTACATCATTACCCTCATCATCCTTCTCCTCAAACTTTTCCACCTTATAAGTTTGTAGTTTGGAGAATTGGTCTATAATCTCAGCCTCCGAAGAGCCAATACGTGGGGGTGCACCTGTTTTGTTCCACTCATCTACTACGGTCTTGCGGAACATAGCAACCCACTCTTCAAATTCTGTAAGTGTCATCTTAAGAACATCCTCATATTTTAAGTTAATATGGGGTTCATTAAAATAATCACACTTTTCGTAAAAATACTTCTTATCTGACATTATATGTTTATTAGTCTTCAAATATACGAAAAATATCCGATATTACCAAATAAAAATAACTTAATCTATAAATACCGCATTAGCATCTCTCTTAGAAAGAATAGGTGTTTTCGTAGGCCAATCTATCCCCAACTTAGGGTCATCCCATCTAGCCGTCTTTTGTTTAGTATCATCATTATATTCACCATCGTATGCCATTTTATATGTAAAAAGAGAATCATCTGTTAGAACGTAATGCCCGTTTGCAAACATCGGAGGACAAAGTATCTGTATTTGAGTTTGTGGAGACATTATAAATGTTTCCGATTTTAAATACGTTTCCGATTCCGGTCTCATATCAACTAACACCGTATATAATGAACCTAATGGACAACTTAATAATTTCCAAGTCTTATCATCATAATGCAATCCCCTCAATACGCCCTTATATGATTGTGAGTATCTATCGTGTTTGAATTCTAAATCAGTTGGTAATACCTTTGGGAAATAATCCGAATGAAATGTAGTCCATATAGAACCTCTAAATTCGTGATAAACTGAATTGGATATAATTTTTACATCCGTTAAAACCTTACCACTATTAACATGAAATTCATCCCAATTTTGGTTTTTGTAAAATAACTTTTCCATTATATTAAATTTTGTTTGTTTTTATCAATCCTAACTTGTAATTCGTTTGATATTACATATTTGTTATACATCTCCACATCTAAATCGATTTCTAAATATTCAAATAGATTTTTTACAACTTCCATATTATGATTTAAAAAAATATCTTCATAATAGAATATGGGAAAATTATTAGTATAAGCTATATCATTTAAAATTTTACTAGATTTGGTATATCTATCAATCATAGTTTCTAAATATGATTTATCTACTCTATCCAAATCATAAATCTTTTTAGTATGCCATCCTATACCTTTTTCTCTCCACATAGTTTCGTTTATCACAAAACTTTCCGATTGAGCAATTTTATCACTTCTATCTAATATTACAATCTTATCAAAATAACTATAACACCAATTTAAGTATTCAAAAAAATCCGCAAATGAATCGTTTGGATATTCATCATTCCCTACTAAAAATAGATTCTTAAGTAAAATGTTATCATACTCTAATAAAGGTGTTATTGAATTAATCTCTTTATCTAAGAGTTTATTGAATGGCTCGATAAACATTCTATAGTTAAAAAGATTCATATGAGAATCTATTAATCTAACCAATGAAGTTGAACCGCTTCTAGGTGTACCTAGTATTAATACTCTCATAATAGTGTAGTAGGATTCATTCTAAATTTATGTATGAACATCGCTATAGCCCATCTCTCTCCTTTTGTTATTGTAGTAACTTGATGTGGGGTTTGTGATTGGTATATACATACATTACCTATCTTTTTATCGATTACAATAGGTTCATCATTTTCATCGAATACTAAATAATCACCGCCTTCAAAATCTTCGTTTAATATAATACCAACATTCCATTCCTTTATAGGATTACCAGTATCGATGTGTTTACCAAATTCATCACCTTCTGTATAGTAATGTAAATTTAGTTTAGTAGGTCTTACAAAAATATTCAAACCCATTTGGGATTCAAAAAAATCACATAATCTTTTAATTACCCAATCTATATCAGAGGCATACTCTAATGTATAAAATTTGTATCTAAAATCATCAAACTCTTCCCACCTACCATTTTCACCTAATAATGGATATTTGTTTTTTAACCCAATAATATAATCACACTCTTCTTTAGTGAATAAGATTGATTGAGATAACATACACTATGATAAGTGTTTAGCCTTAATTCTGTTTACTACTTCTAAAACTGCTCCAGCAACTTTAATTTTTACTTCAGTTGTTAGTGGTGTTACTAAGCTAGTAATTGTTTGATTAGGTCGTTCTACTTTTATTTTTTTTGCCATATTTTTATAATTTATTGTTTTGCCACTCTAAAATTATTACAGTTTGGACAATAATTTGAGTTACAATAATATCCACAATATATCCATGGACACCAACAAGCATTGTGCATTATACTAAACAATCCATCCCCTACATCAACTAAGAATAGGTCAGATGGTTCGAAATCTAATGCATATATTGTTTTGTGAGCGTACTCCATTTCCAATCCAGTAACCAATTCAGCAGTTAGTTCGTTAGTAGCAGGGTCAATTAAAACTAATTTATCACCTACCATCATTTTGTTTACTTTATCCCATCTAGTTGATATAGACCCCGATTCTTCAAAGTAATATGTACAAGATGGAGCATCTGACCAAGTTGTTCCGTTTTCTAATGTAATCCTAATATAAATTGTTTCAACCGATGCAGATAATATTGCATTTAAACTAGATGAAACATTCGTTAAACTTGCACTAGTGTGTTGAAGTGTACCATCCCAACCTAATAATGTTATATTTCTATCAGCGGTTGGAGATGTTCCATTCAAATCGGTAAAATCAATTGATTTAATGTAATCACCTAATTGAAGAGTATCAACATCTTTTAAAGAGCCGGTATAATCTAAAATCATAGAATCATCATCGGTGTGGTAATCTATAGATGTTTCCCTACCTACAGGTTTATTAATATATTTAAATTTAGTTTTTATATTTAATTTTTTACTACCACTTACAAATTCATTTTCAAAAAAATCTAATGGAACTATACTAGAATTTCTATACCCACCCATATGAATAGTATCAAGTTCCGAACCGTAAATTATATCAACACTTCTTATTACATTCCATCTACCATTTAATATATTTGATTCATCATATACAAATTCTTGCATCAAATTATTATCTGTTTCTAAAATTTCCGCTTTTAACTGATTCAATTCTTCCTCATTTGTTAGTGAATATAAAGCAGGTAATTCTTCCTGATTATACACTGGATATCTATGTTTTACTAAAACATTTGGATGTAAACTACTACTGTAATCTACTGAACCCAGTGTATCAAAATTTATTTCAGCAGTTTCAAAATATGTTTTTGGAATATATTCTGAAGTATGCATTAAATTAAAAAATTCAAACTTATCCGCGCAATATGATTCATCTACTAACGCAGTTGTATCATAGGATTGCCTTAAAATAAATCGAGTTGGTCTATCTTCTATATATGGAACTGTAATTGAATTATTAGGTACTACATATTGAAAATATTCTATACCTATTGATTCACATCGTTCTTTTATAATATCTTCAAATCTATATGGGTCTCCCAATGGAATGTGTGTATCACCCTCAGTATAAATAAAGTGGAACTCTGTTATATTATTATCCACTAAAACATCAAATAATACATCATAATCCAACATATCAGCACCCGCATTGTATATGGTGGTATTAGTGTTAATTTCTAAAATCTTAACTGAACCGCTTTGTTCTAGTAAATCAGTACCTATAATCGTTCCTTTCATACTTTGGTATTTATATATCTATATATATTATAGAATAGTTTTTTTATGTTTAATTCCTATATAAGTATTGTATTTTTTATCAATCTCATCCCATTTTTCCAATGGACATGGGTTTATTTTTCCTGAGAATATCTTCTTATCTATTGGGCAGCCACATCCATTACAATATGCAGACCATTTCTTTTTTTCAAATAGTTCAACATAATTTTCACATTTAGGTATAACACCATTCCCCCTACATACTAAAGCCCTATCTTCAGATTGTTGCTTTTGTTCATATGTAGGATTAGCCGATGTAACCCATGCATCAAATACTTCTCTAAAATTGAACATCTTATAATAATGTTTTTATTTGTTTTGGTAAATCGTAGTAATCATAGATATCGTTATATTTGTTTATAAACGCATCATCTAACACAATATTACATTCAATGTGTTTGCTAGAATTTGTTGATTCTAACTTAAAAGGTTTATTTACGTTTTCCGAAACCCAACTCTCTAATTCATTCATTTTTGTAAAATCGAACCAAATAATATTTGAATCATTATTCGTCCAATACGAAATTGGTGTCAATAACATATTAATTTTCGCAACAGCATATCCAAACATATGATTTTCCCAACCTACACTATCAATTTTGGTATCTATTAATTTCAAATCAATTAAATATTCAGATATACTACTCCACCTCTGTTTCTTACTAACTAAATCGTTTTTAGTGAAAAAAAATAACTCATCTAATGTGAGTTTAGAAAATATATTATAAATTTTATGATAACCGCTTTTTTTTAAATCAAATAAAATATGCTTATATAATGAATAAAATCGTTCATGTCTATTTCGTTTAACTGCAATTACAGGATAATCCGTACCAAATTTAGATTGTAAATCCATAATTGATTCGTGTGCATGATATATGTGATTCATTAAATTGGATTTACCAATGGGGTTAAAATCAACATCATCATTTAATGGTATCGACTTATTGGTATATCTTTGAATATTCAACTCTGATAAAATGCAAGAATAATGAAATGCAGTTGATGCACATCTAGGTAGGCTTAAATATATAAATTTATTATCTACTAACATTATATTAAAGTCTTAATTGATTTTGGGAAATCATAGTAATCATAAATAGAATCGTATAATTTTATAAAATCATCGTTTAACTCTAAATTACATTTAAAATGTTGGCTACCATTTGTTCTCTCTAACTTAAAAGGTTTATTAATTTTATTAGATACCCATTCTTCCATCTCATCTAATTTTTCAAAATCAAACCATATTATGTCCGAATCATGCACGTGCCAATATGATGTAGGTGTATATAGTATATCAAAAATATTTAAACCATAAAAATGGTCAACCGGTAAATCTAATCTTTGTAAAAATTGTGATATCATTTTAAATCTTTTAGATTTAGATATTATATCAACAGAATTAAAAAATAGTATTTCTTCTAATGTTAGGTTTATTAATTTGTTATAAATATCCATTTCACCTATCCTAAAAAACTCGTGAATAGTATGTTTAAATAATGATATAAATCTTTCATGTCGATTTCTTTTTACGGATATCACATCATATCCATTTCCAAACTTTTTCTTTAATTTATGCAGTTCTTCATGTCCATGCATTATAACATCCATTAACCTATCATTTTCTACTTTACTTATATCAATATCTGCATTTAAAGTGTTCCATTCAGATTCTCCATTTTCAACATCAATGCCATTCTTTAAACACGACCAATGAAATGACGATGATGCACATCTTGGTAATGCAATGTATATAAATTTTTTATCAATTAGCATTATATTAAACTCTTTTCTTTTTTAATTAAATCAAACCCAACATTACCTGCAAATACGATTCTATCCTTAGTTGATTTGTAAGAGGAAGCGGGTACATGTGGTACTCCAGATTCCATAATTATCACATCATTTTCTTGCGGAAGAATATGGTATATCTCTTTATTTCTTCCTTCTATATACAGCACACCATCATTACCCTCTAAGTTATCAGGCATCTGTATGTAATGAACGTATGTATATGTAGGGACGAACATTTTGTTTAATTCGTTTAAGTAAATGTGATTATGGAATTCTATCTCATTTGATTTTTTAAAATTATGCTGTTTTGGATTAATTGCCCTAACAACATTCACCCACGCATCTGTGTTGACCTTATTATATGGGATATCAGTAGTATCAAATAATTCAATACATCTATCTACACCAAACTTAGCTATAAAATCTAATTTAGCGTTAGGTATAATTTCTCCAGTAAAATTTAAATCATTCCATTCTCTAAGGTATCCAAAATTATCTCCTGGTACGTCTCCCAATGATTCCATTACCTGAAAGCATTCATCTAAGACACCATCTTTAAAGTCTGATATATCAAATTTAGTTCTCCATATATAAGTTTCATCATCAAAATATATCTTTTCCATATTATATCAATTCTTTTTTTAATACCTTTTTATTTTTTCTAAAAATAGCTGAGTAATTATTTACAAAAAATGTCAATTCATTTGGGGAGACTTCTTCCAATTCCAATGTCATAAGTAATTCTATATTAGTCTTAGGTATTAAAAAATTATTCTCGTCTAATATGTTTTTTAATTTAGTAGGAATTGGCATCTTTGTACACTCTTTCCAAAATTGTGTATCATCTCTTTCACATAAATAATGATAACGAATGAACATTAAGTTTTGTTCATAAATCTCTTCACACCATTTATTAAATTTTTCTTTTTGAGTTTCATTGAAATCCAAATCAATCAATCTCTTTAATTGCATTATAGTAGACATCAATGAGGTAGCCTCCAATGGTTCTATGAATCCATATGATAATCCAATAGCTATAGAATTACCAATCCAACTTCGCTCAAACACACCTGGTTTAAAATCAAATACTTTTTGTACAATTACCTCGTGGCCAAAATAATCCTCAACTTCTTTTTTCGCATCCACTATTGTACAATATTTATCGGTGTGAACATAACCACATCCCCATCTATGTTGTAATGGAATATTAAACATCCAACCATTATTCATTGATACCATTTTTGTATGGGTTTTATCACTCATTTTATATTGAGTTTCTTGTGGTAAAAAAAAGTTGATTGATTTATTTAATAATAAAAATTCTGAATAATCTTTCCAATTTTCTTTATGAACCCCATCGATAATAATTTTAGAAAACCCACTACAATCAAATACAAAATCTAAATCAATACTACCACTATCTTTTAATTCTAACTTAACTATATTTTCCCCATTATTTTTAATATCAATAACCTCATCATCTATACACTTAACTCCTCTATTAGTAGCAATTTCTTTAAAATATTTAGCAACTAATCTAGCATCAAAGTGATATGCGAAAGATGGACTAGTTAAAGTGGGTTCATTACCAGAAAATAAATGTTTTGATAATTCATTTTTACCTGTCCAATTATATAAATGCAATCCATTTTTTATTGTTGATTTAGTTTTGGTATAAAAATCTTTTTGATTTATTTCTAATAATGAAAGTATTCTACCAAAATTAGGAGTACTACCTTCACCCGCACCTAATATCCCAATTTTAGAACTTTCTATTAATGTTACTTCGGTATCTTTCCAAAATTTATTTACTACCATTGCGGTTAACCATCCGGCAGTTCCTCCTCCAATTATAACAATTTTTTTCATAGTAATCCTTTTTTAATTTTAGAAGATGGCCATGCATTCATAGAATATCTAATACCGGATTCTACTACGTTAACATTATGTTCTATATTAGAATCAAATATAAAAATACTACCTGCTTTTTTAGGAACATTATATTCTATATCGCTTACTTTGTACATAACTTCTCCACCTTCATAATTATCGTTTAGTTGAATTATTATAGTAGCAGTTGCACCATTCATTATTTCATGTGTATCCGGATGCCAATTTAAAAAATCTCCCTCGCTATATTGATTAAATGTATATTTTGGTATAGAGATATATTCTATACCATTAAAAATTTTAATAGAATTAACTAATGATATTAATTTATGAGTTAGATTTACAAACATATTCTCTTTCATTTCATCTTCAAAGAAATAACTACCCCTTCGTTTATTATCATCTAATTTTAATATATTATCATCTATAATTTTACCATTAACTATTTTGCTAGAGTACATAACCTGTAAGTCGGTCTGTAGTCCCCTTTGAATTAAAAGTTCACATTCATCTTTACTTAATACATTTTCTATTAATAGCGTAAACATATTATATTAATGTTTTTTTAAAATCTTCTTCTTTAATAATATTAACACTACTTGTTATAGTGTACTTCATTCCGTTTTCAACCGGTGTAGTTCTATTTTTTATGTTTGAAAAATATACAACTAAGTTACCTGCACCATGAGGTAATTGAAAATATTTATCATTATCATCTATTAGAAATTGAAATCTACCTCTGAAATAATCTTCATTTAATTGTATTAAAAATGAAATATATGTTTCTTCATCTGAAACCCATTCCGGATTACTATTTTCACTAGTGTGCACGTTAAACTTAAAAGGAGATATATTTGATAACCTATATCCTTTAAGAGTTATAAAATCGCTTACATATTTAGTTAACCTATCATATATAATTCCACTATCTAAGACATCTCCTTTTATAATAAGAGGTAGAGCATCTTCACATTCTTTCTTTGTTAAAAAATTTTCTATAACTACGATTCTATCCATTTATTTCTTTAATCCGTATTTTATCCATTTATACCAAACTCTTTCGTGAATATAGTATTGTATGGGTTTATAAATCAATTCTGCTACTCCAAATGCGGCTCCTACTTTAATTGAACCACTTATCAACCACATTAATAAGAACCCAACTATGGTACTTATAATACGATATGAGATGGTTTTTGCAATGTGTCTCCTCCTTTCTACTATCATATTAATGATTTTTTAATATTATCTTTTTGGAAATCAGTTCCATTGAATATTGTGTATTTTAATTCATATTCATTTCTCCATTTTCTGGTATTCGCGTATGGTAATATTTTTTTTTCTTCATCTGTTATAAGGTGTCGGTAACCACTTATTCTCACATCTACTACATGTAAGGCAAACAACCCAACAATAGTACCAACTTTAGAATTTGGTTTTGCTAACTCTAATAGTTTAGGTATATTATCATCCCAATGAGTATCGTGCAATATCCCATCAAATTTTTGGTCTAATGTAGGTAATATATCAACCCAATCTCCTAATAATATCTTAGTGTTAGGTTTATTTTTGGCCCATAATAAAGCAATATTATATATCTCAGGATGAACTTCTATGATTGTGTGAGATGTTACATTTGGGTTAGATTGAATCGCATCCGCTGATATATGCATACCAAATCCTAATTCTAAAATATCCCCTCCATTTTTAGTAACTATTTCAGCTAGTTTATTCATTAAGGATGTCTCACCTCTGTGCATAACAGCCTCACCTTCTCTTCCTACTATTCTGATTTCATCTGATGAAAATATTAGTTTTTCTGTTCCATTCATTATCCTTTAGTTTTATCATAAGTAATCGTTCCATCCGGTGTCATATGACCTGTTCTGATAGCAGTTCCGCTAATTACTGCTACATCGGTTGGTGGTTCGTGATAGATTACATCGTACCCTACTCCTCTACCATAGTTTACTGATTCAATATCAGGAATAATAGATAACAAAATCTTATCAAAATTGTTTGTAAAGAATGGTTCGTTTGATAATTCTTTTAAAATTTGTTGTGCTGTTTTAGGATTGTTCTCATCTTGTTGAACGTCTCTAATTGCTACCCAAACATTTTTGTCTTTTTGTAATTGTTGGTTGATTAACCATTCGTGACCTTTGTGCCAATTTTGCCATCTTCCGATGTACATTGCATACTTTTTCATTTATAACAAATTTTTATTTTCTATAATAGCCTGCTTTGGTAAGGGTAACACAATCGACCACCTATCACCATTATGTATTTCTTTAATTTCATGTGCAATCTTACAATTATATGCCAATGCAGTACCAATCTCTTTTGATATAATTATCTCCTTTCCCATATAATCCCAACACACATATTCACCACCTTCATAATTATCGTTTAATTGTATCCCTAAATTATATCTTCTATCAGGATGTAATGGTGACAAATCTATATGTTTATTAAATTTATCTCCCTTTATATAATGATGTAAACCCGTATCTATCATTTTTACATTTGTATTAATCTCAACTCCACTTTTAGATTCAAACCAATTTATTAATTTATCAAACATCCATTCAGTATCATCATTATTTGGTATGCTGTAAAAATTATAAGAAAAAGAAGTACGATGTGATAGTCTATTTCCATCTATAGTTATATCACCGTTTTTAATGAACTTACCATCTCTGTTAAATTTATCTTCTATTATAGGATATAAGTTTGAATATTCTATAATTTTATTACACTCATCTTTTGAGAAAATTCTTTCTTGCCAAATCATAAATCTAATTTTTGTAATAATTTTCTATATGATTGAAACTCATTATCAATTGTCGTATCGCAATCTATAAAATTTTCAATCGGTGGTTCGTATCCTTCTACGAAGAAATTTTCTCTACCTCTTTCTTCGGTTGTGTGAACATATATTTCTTTAATATTATCATTGCCTATCAATTCCTTAAATGAATCTCTTTGGTCTTTATATGGGGAAACTAATGATACTAACGCAAGACCTCCTTTATTATGTATGAAGTGAGAAAGATGTTGTGCCAATTCTACATTCTTTCTACGACCCGCCTCTGAGTAATCTTTATTATTGAAGATTTCTCTTATATCATCACCATCTACAATCATAGGATGTAAAGAATGAATATGAGTATATAACATTTTTACTAAGGTTGTTTTACCTGCTCCTGGCTGACCGGTTAACCAATAAATCATTTGTATATGTATTTTACTATTCTATTACTTTGACTACGTTGTACAGTACTGTATTCCATAATATTATGTATGTACTCTTTCAAATATTTTCGTTGTACATCATTATACCATTCCATATCATTATTTAGCATAGTTTCTAAATGATTCATAAATTCTTCTCCTTCTCCAAAAAAATATATAGGAGAATTAAATTTAAATCCTATTTTTTCTAATGCATATTTAACTTCTTTTTTTCCATAATACACAAAAGGATTTCCGGATTTAAGAGCCTTATGTATTTTCTCCGATGTATATGCACCACTCATTTTTAATAAGTGGTGAGTCTCTGTTATTATTTCAAAAAAACATTCAAAATATATTCTATAATTCATAGGAACTGTACCAATATGATTAATATCTAATATTTTCTTTTTCTGTTGCTCTACTTCACTAATCTTAGATAATCCAGGATAGGTATCATAATACATAGGATATTTAATACCGTACTCTTCACATTGTTTTAAAAAAGATTCTTCTGATTCTATACCGAAATGTGTATCATTAAAATCTATTAAATTAAAGGATATGTTACCTTCCGATTGTTTATTGTTCTTATGAATTAATTTAAGTATTTCAAATCTAATAGGAGAGAAGTGATTATTAAGAAACATAAATTTTTTCTTTATTGTCCCTAAATCCGCACGCTTAATAATATCCAATGCATGTACAAATTCTGTTTCACAATTTTCCGTCACCCATTGATTAGGGTTATAAAAAATAAAACCATCTTTACCTAAATAATTTATATCATTGGTTAACCAAATTAAAGGCTTGTTATGAAGAAGTGTTTTGTAAAAATTTATAATATCATTTGTAATAATACTTTCTTCCATAGCAAAATTTATTACAAATCTTATTTCAGAATTAAAATCATATACAGATTCTATATTATTTCTTAATCTATTAATAAACATTTGGTTATTATAATCAAATGAATCCATAGATTTACTGATTTCTATTAGCTTTACGTTTTTATCAAATTCAGTATTCGTACTAAATCCTCGTGGTAAATAAAATACCAACCCACCATCTCTGATTTCAGTTTCCCCATTATTAAATATGTACAAAGCCCTTAACATTATATTATATCTTTTTCTATCATATTTAAAATAGATTCTCCAAAATATTCATGCCCCTCTAAACTATAGTGTAGATTTTCTATACCAACATCTTTTAAAGTGTATGTATTTTCTTCTATATGTTTAGTATCATTCATATGTAATACGTTATTAAGTATCGTATCATATCCAAACTCCATTCCACTTGCCATTCTATGTGCAATTGAGTAAGATTCAAACCCATTGATTTGCATTAGTTGATTATATGCCATTAAGTTATTTAAGTTCTCATATTGAACTAAATAATCGGTCATTACAAAATTAGTAAAGTATGAAAAGAATGTATGGAATTTTTCCGAATCGATTGGTATATCATTATGTTTAAGCCAATCCTTTACTATATTAACTTGATTCATACCAGGATTAAGAGAATGTACTAAGCTCTTATACGTCATATCCGCTCTATATGAACCACTCCATTGTGTTATACATAAAGGATTCTTATAATTTTTTAAAAGTGATTTATTATACTTCTTAAAAATTCTTTTGTTAGGTTCTAAGAATACCCAATTATCTTCTCCAACTTTATAATCATATATGAAATACGGATTAACTTTAGGCTCTATACCAGAAATATAATACCACCTACGCAGAATAGATTTATTGGATGAACCACTCTTAGATATGTTTAAAAGTGGAACACCTAATAATTCTGCTATCTTTAATCCCCAACTAAAAGACCTGTCTAAGAATACTTCGTTATTAGAATGTTTTTTTAATTCCAACCAATAATCGTAGTACTTACATTCTTCTTTGTATGTATCAAATTGTCGATATAACCCATTACCTTCGGAAAACGAATCTCCGTTGATAATTACTAAATCATATTTCATGTTCAAAATTTATCTTAACCCACTTCTCTCTACTATCTAATTCAAAAGAAGCTATATATTTTTGTTTCCAAGCATTTGGTGGAATGAGAGAAAGAAAAACCGATTCATCATCTCTCATATAAAGGTGATACGTTTCTCCCATTACAGGCTGAAAATTAAATTGAGCAGTATATACTAACTCATTCCAATTATATTCATCTATTAGTTTTTGTGCTTCCGCTTTTATCTCATCATAACGTGATTTAAAGTGATGGTTAACTCTAACAACACCTCTCAACTTCCAACCGGCAACATCTTCTAATTTAATTGCTGGAGCTCCGTGATTACTACCATAAGTTAATTCTCTTTGATAGTAACCACGTTCCTCATCCCATACTACTAAATCCGGCTTATCCTTTTTCTTTTGTTTCTGTGTCATTTTTCAAAAGGCATGATAAGTGGTCTACACCTACTAAATAATCGGATTCAACTTCAAAAGTATTTACACCACAATAAGAACAATTCCAACCATCGGTTTCTTTGGTTTCAACTTCATAACTTCCACCCAAATCATGTCGAGTTTCAGTTTTAGATTGTTTCTTAGTGATTACTTCTCTTTTCTTTTCACCTATCTTCCTTCTGTAGATTATCCCACCATTATCAGGTGATTCATAGATAAACCCATCTTTCCCATCGGATAATAATTGTCTTTCTATAAAAGAAGCTACATCTTCTTCTTTGGTAATCTTTCCAATAGCATCTATAATATCAAATAAAGATTTATCTGTTTTTAAATGTAATACAGAGAGTTCACCATTTTTTTCAATTGTAATTTTAATTTCTTCCATTTTTTTATTCGGTTTCTACAAAGGTATAAAAACTTTTTGAATTTTCCAAATCTGGTTGTGTTTTACTTTCACCTAATCTTATTTCTTCTTCCAAATCATATCTTTCTAACAATCTCTTTACGATACCACTTCTTACACAATCCTCCTTTGAGAACTCCACTTGATATACACCCTCTACCCCCATAAATCGATTCCATATATCATAGAACCCACTCTTTTGATATGCAGGTACTCCATTAGCCCTAAATTTATCACATTGGGAAAGGTCTCCACATATTACCAACTTACTATCATCTGATATACGCGTTACGAGTGTTTTTAACTGAGCAGGAGAGGCGTTCTGCGACTCGTCCATAAAGATGTATGTATTGTTAAAGTTCATCCCTCTAAGGAAGTTTAAAACCTTAAATTCTATCTTCCCCGCCTCAATCAAACGGATGGTTTCTTTTTCTCCTATAATTTTGTGAAGTATTCCTATTGAGGATTCATTATGATAAGCTATCTTCTCCATCAAATCACCAGGAAGGTGACCTAACTTATCTTCGTTACCAACATCGACGGTTGGATTTATAATAACCATTTTATATATTCCACTATTCCTTTGGTATAATAACTCTATACCCTTTTGTATTCCGATGAATGTTTTACCTGCCCCTGCCAACGCATGAGCCATAACTATATTATTTTTGTGTGATTCGATTGCCTTATACAATCTTTTTTGATTTCTTGTCTTAAATTCTATTGGTGATATTAATTTCGGTATTCCTCCTACTTTGTTTTCTACAATTTCTCCAATTGTGTTTGTAACTGTTTGCTCTGTAGCACTCTTTGTAATCCTTTTAGATACTTTACCCATAAATTTAATGTTAGGTTATTGTTCTATTATAACTTAACCAATCTTCATAAGAATTAATTTTTCTTTCTTACTAATTCTAGAAGATGGTTTTTTAGTTTTTATCTTCTGTATTAGATTTCTAATTTCAACGCATTGTTCATAATCTTCTTTATTTTGAAAATACATCATACACATAGATAGAACTTCTGCATATTCATCTCTAGAAATTACAATCATAGTACGAGAGTAATCATCTATAGTGATACATAGTTCTTTTAAATTCCTAGCGGAAGCAGTCTTAATTTGTTTGAAAAAAGTTTGATAAATAATATCGCCCTTATTTTTTAGATGGCCTGAGAACCCACCTTCACCCTCAACATCACTTAAATAGTTTTTCCAATTTAAACGATAATATATTCTCTTCATATCGATTGGGTTTATATCAATAAGTATTAAAAAGTTTTTTTACTAATTGCCTTTTTAGGAATCTTAACTCATTCGTACATCTGAAGTCTTTATCCATCCTTCAGATACCACTCCTCTAGCATTGGTAAATCTTAAGTATCCGAAATTATTTTCAACTTTAGTAAACGTACCACCTTCCCCACTAACAAGATATGCATTTCGTTTAGAAGTAGCAGTTGAACTTGAGTGGAAATACGCTTTATCAGCTAAAACTACAAACGGTCCAGCTGCCTTTGGAGTATTAATTGTAACAGCAGCAATTGGTCTAGCAGCTAATATTCTATCTATAGAAGGAGGTTGTATCGATGTTAATGTTTTTAATTGTAGTGGAACTATTTTAATATTTTTATTATTCTGAAGTCTTTCCTCTGCTCTTATTTGTTGTGCTGCAAAATCACTAGCCAATTTAGCAGCAAGTGCAGTTTCCGCTGCAATTTTAGCTTCTTTCTCATTCATTGCATAAAATGGTCCAACTCCTTTTGGAACATTTATATCAAAGTTTGTATTAACTACTTTTTGACCAACTGAATTGATTGCCTCTAATCCTCCGGTTATACCATCTAAGGCATCCAATGGATTTGCCCAATTTATATTTTTAAAGGATGGGACTTGTAAATTAGATAATCCAGGTAATGCGGTTGATACTAATGAACCAAATGATAATCCCTTACCACCTGCGGATATCTTAGCTATCAATCCAGCAGCTTTAGTTAATCCTTTTGGTATTTTTGGTATTTTTGGCAAAGTATCTAACTTAGATGAGACTTTATCCAACTTAGATGTAGCTTTATCCAATGCACTCAATTCAGCAAGTTTAACCTTAGGGTCTTTTTTCTTTCTCTTAAGTTTTTCTTTGAATAGAGCAACCTTCTTAACAATCTTAGATTTTTCTCTTACAAAGAATGATTTGAATGAACCTTTCTTAGGAAGAGATTTATTAACTAATGATTTTAAATCAGTAACTTTTCCGTTTATATAATCCTTAGTTAACATGCCCTTAACATCATTAAATTTACCCTGCAAGCCTTTTGCAGTTTCGGATAAGTTTTTGACAGCTCCTTTCGCATTTTCAAATCTACTTTTTATTTGCCCAGCAGTTGCTAACGCTAAATTTGCATAAGCAACTCCACTACCGATTGTTCCTAATAGGTTTTGCAATCTTGCTATTTTCTTAGGGTCTGGTGAATATGTAGCTTTTTGTGTCGGTGATTGTGAAGCCTCTTTAGAATCTCCTTGTAAATCAAATACAGTTTTAACTCCAGCTGGTATATGATATGAATAATCTAATAAAAATGTTGGTTTAGAATCACCATCTAACCACCTTAACATAAAATCTGGCGTTAGAGACCACTTTAATATACCTCTATCGGTTGTTAATCCGGTTGATTGTGCTAAGTATTTATCTACAAATTGTTTCCAATTAAAATTTATATATGCAAAGTTTCCGTTTTGTTTATCCAAGTCATATAAAACTTTATCTAAATTATTTTGATAAGCAGTTAATAAGTTATCAAATGTGAACCTACTAACATATCTCAATCCATCTGATGGAGTATGGTTATCTATAACTGCTATATATGGAAAATATGTATTCTCCACAACTCTTATATTATCAAAATCGTTGTCAACTGAAATGGTTACAAAATTTACTTTATTGTAATACCCAAACAAAGTAACATCTTCCTTTTCACCTGTGGTAGCACCCACTCCAATTCCTTCTAATATATTAACCTCAATCCCATTAGTAGGAATTTCAACAGGAGGGTTAGCTTCTTTAATCGGTTTTCTTTTAATCGGTTCGGGTGGAAGAGGCTTTGGGGTAGTTTCCAATCCTACAAATCTTCCTTTGCTTTTTATCCCCAATACCGCAGGTAATGCTAATAAACTAAGTCCGCCGGTAAAAGGAGCTGCGATAACCGCACCAATTCCAATTATTAGTTTACCTACGGTTGATTTTACAACCTTCTTAAACGCATTACCTATACTTTTGAAAAATCCCATACTGAATAAACTATATTACGATAATAAATATCGAAAATAAGATTATATGGGTTGTATGATATGTGAATAGCTTAAATCCACTTCTAAGAATTGAACAATCTCTTTTGCATACTTTTGATGACCGAATATACCAGGATGTACATCATCTATATCAATCTCATCCTTAATACATCCATTAACCTTTTGAGCATATTCATATGGTGCTCCAAAGGGAACTAAGTGTTCTGAAAACATCGGCTGAGGGAATTGAATCAGATTGTAATCCAAATCTCGTGTGATATAGAATCTAACCCCATTAAGCTTCAAAAAGGAGAGGAAATTAAGGAGTTTAAGGTTAAGTGATTGGATTATACTCTTAGGTTCTAAAATCGAATCCTTGATACCTAGAAACGAATGACGGAGGTAGTTGTTATCATCATTGTGTGTACGGAACGCATAATCCCTACATACGAACCAATCCTCTATATCGTTATCATTACCTATAGTGTAGTTAAATAACAAATAATCTTTATATTTCTTTGAGTAAAATTCTAAGCGAGAGTAATCGGGTACCTCTAAGAATACTATCATATCCTTTCTACTATCCCAATTATCCGTAACGAATCTAAATGTTTTACGAATCAATCTTTCTATCCCACCACCACTCTTAGAATCATTTACCGTTTTAATCCCTGTCATTTCGGAGAAGACCGCGGGGTAAGCCATATCTAATCTTGTCTTCCAATAAGGAATCCCATACTTCTCTTTATACTTTTTAAGAACATCTCTCCTACCATCTGTGAGAGGAGGCTCAACTCCATTAGAATCTCTTTCATTCCAATCTACATCATTTTCAGTTTCTAATCCACCACCTTGCGTAAACGAGCATCCATTGAAGTATGCTAACTTGATATCTCTTAACATTATTATTTTTTTGTTCTTCTACTTTTTTGATTAGCGTTTCCACCTATGTTAGTGAATAAACTAATTAATTCCATCTCTTTATGGTTTAATCCTTTTGTAATTCCATCGGATAAGGTATATACCAATTCACCTTTAGGATTAACTGCCATTCTTAGTAAATTTTTCTCACACATCTCATTAATGGTTTCCGCAATACCATCGGATGATACTACTCTGACAAGTGTAATGAATTCGGTTGAGGTTAGGTTCATATCATCACATTGTTCCCATTTTCGTTGCATTGTCACCTGTAATCTATATTTGAAAACCTTCTCATCTATAAATGGATAATCGGCAAAGAAATTAGTTTGATTTAGCCCATCAACTATCTCATCGGATTTTTCTATAATCTCAGTTAATATATTCATAAATTAATGTTTAGATTCACCATAGATTTCTCTAATTGTAAAACATACTCTTCGAATTCAGGTGAACAATAGTATTCCTCTATTGCTTCCTCTAGTTCTTTTACTTCACTTTCTAGTATTTCTATATCTTTTTCCATACCTATAAATATACAAATAAAAATAGTGGTGATATTTCTACCACCACTACAAATATACAAATAATATTTTACTTTTACAAATCCTATTTAAGATTATCTATTATCTTCTCCTTTATTGTTTTTAAATCATACGCCATAGGTGAGGGTAATCCACTATATTCACAATGCATTTCCTCTCTATATTCCTCTAGCTTATCTTTTATTTCTTCTGAAAAATACACTCCATCGGATTCCATATCAGAAATTGTTCTCTTTACTGCTTTGTAAATTACCTTCTTTTCCTCTTTCGGAGCTTCATCTTCAAATAATTTAGCCATTATTTCAAACAATGCATCCCTACCATACTTTTTGGCGGTTGGGTCATATTGATACCCATTCTTTTCCATATTGGAAAACTCTTTATACATTAGAATACCAAATACAATAAACAGAGTTGAAACGATAGATGTAAGAATTATTATATCTAAATTTTCCATTTTACTTTCGTTTGATGTTTATAAAATTAACTAATCCCAAAATTGTTGGAGGCCATAATCCTATAAAGATTGCCTTCAATGGGTTGTTCTGAACTAGGTAGAGGTATTCACTTACGAATATACACACTACACATATCACTACTATAAGAATTTCACTTATGCTAAATTTTTTCATTTTTATTTTATTTTATTTGTTACCAAGATGATGAATAATAATAAGAAGAATCACTTTCATCTCCTAATGCTTCTTTAAGAATCTCAATTGTGTTATCAATATCGGTAAAGTACCACTCATCATATTCAGTACCTCCAAAGAAGAATCCACTCGCTGACGGTAATAAAGTATCTGCCAAAGAATGGTCAGCCTTCACCTTTTCACACGCGTCTAATAATTTTTCCAAATCATCAGTATCTACATAGTAATCACCACAATTATCTACACCCTTCTGTACATTCTCTACGAACCAATTGTGAATCTGATTAGCTTTACGCCAATATCCAGCTTCCTCAATGATATACTTAACCTTTTTAGGGTCGATGTTTGTAGGGTTACCTGCTTTAGTTACCTTTACTTCATAGTTATTATCACCATTATGTTCCCAATGTTTAACATAAGTGTGCTTGTTTAGATACATGTCTAATCCCATAGTTTTATATTTTAAAGTTTAATAAATAATGTGAATTGGTTCTTTAATCTTTTTACGACCACCATTCTTTCTACCCCATCCTTGATTCGGGTCACTCTCACTTCGAGTCGTTGGAATAGTACCGGTGAAATACTGCTCTAAGATAACGGCGATTCCATCACCTTCATTCTTAGTAAACATCAAATCACATACCTTACCCCATTCTAAACTCCACTCAAACGAATCCTCATAAGTAGAATCTTTAAACACTCTACCATAAGAATCATAATGCCCACGCATCTCTTCAATTACTTTACCATCTTTCAATAGGTACATTCTACACGCATCTCCATTAAACGAAGATGAAGCAACTGGCAAACCACTCTCTTTACAAATGAAACTGAAACATCCCATAATTTTAAATTTTAAGTTTTATATTTAATTTTTATTACATAGTAAATATACGAAATAATGGTGAGACCACCAAATGTTATTTCGTTTATTTTTAATCATATTCTTGTATATCGTAGTAGTGAATCGTTGGATAAACTTCCACAATCTGAGCCTTTCTATCCTTAAGTTGTTTAAGGTGGATATAGTACTCCTCTTCCGATTTAATAGGGTAATCGTGCCACCCACCATCTTTATTAGCAACTTTAATTCGAACTATCTTAAACTCATCGATATAACCGGTTCGTTCTGCCTTTTCATAATCCTCAACTGTCTTAAAGGTAAAATCAAACACCTCTGTAGCCTTTGCAGCTTTTACATAACGATACATCTTATTAAACTCTTTCCAAGCTTCATCTTCTGTTTCAGCTGAAATAGTAACCCACTCCTGGTCGAAATCACCATAGGAAGGGATAAACCCATAGAACTCAAACTCAAACTTTTTCATAACTTTATATTTTAAATTTTAATTAATCAATTTCTCCAAATGCTCGAATCCATTCCTCATTAGTAATACCTGTCATAAGGAACTCCCTATCTGCCATAGATAAGTGAGGAAGGATATCCTGAATCAATTCATTTGAGTGTGAACGATTTTGAATCCGTATCAGTTGATATTGGTCAACATCGATTTCCAACGTGTGTTCCTTTCCTGTTAATTGACTAGTTTTTGTAACTTTCATATTTTATATTTTAAGATAAATCACTAAATAATACACCCCTAAATCCACCCTTCTCAGCCTCCTCAATACCTTCCCACTTAAAGAAAGATTCACGAGGTTTCTCATAAAGATACACATTGAAGTTTCTACAAAACCCCAACAGCTTTTGTGTTTCCCACTCATAACTCATACTCCATGCTTCTTTGCCGAATGTGAAGTAAATCCAATCCATTACATCACAAATATTCAACATCGGAAATTCATTTTCCAATTCAGCAATCGTTCGGTTTCTACCTTCTAATAACATATCCATATTGTTTGATTCTTTTATAAGTTCTTCGAGTTCTTCGATTTTCTCCGCCATCACTTCACAATCATAATAATCATAGTAGTTCATATACTTAATTTTTATAGGTTAGAATTAAAGTCCCTGCTCTCTTCGTAAATCATATTCTTCTTTCTCAAACTCCGAATACTCCACCACCTTTAAATAAGGTTTGAAAGCAGTTTCGTAGTATCCTCTAAGGTTACCATAGTTAATCATCGAATCGATGAAGTTCTTACGAACGAAAGTCATATCTGAGCTACCAAAACCCTGGTCTTCAGGCCAATCCGTATAATCGGAAGCAACATCTTCTAAGGAGTTAAATACTGCATCGGAATAGGTGATAACCCTTCCGGTAAATGTACCCACAACGGGGAAAGCGTTTCGAACGATATCATACCCTTCGATTAGGGAAGAATGTTCGTGGACTTTAGCTAGATTGAATGGTAAACTCATAATGTATCTCTTTTAGTACATAGTAAAGATACTAAATGGACATCATATATCCAAGCAATTTATCAATTATTTTTGAAAAAAGTGAAATATTTTTGATTGAGTATCAACGAGTTATAACTGATTGATTATGAACGATTTACTTTACCCTTAATATCGTTCCAGCATTTGGAATTGTAGATTTTTTCTGATGCAAAAGCCTCCACTTCAAACGGATGCTTCTTATATGAACCCTTAAACTTATTATATTTGGTACGACACGGTTGTAATTGGTGTGTCCATTCGTGTATCATTGTATCTACTAACTCCCTAACATCTATTAGGTTTTTATAATATATACAAATTTCATTATCTATCTCATCGTAATCTCCACAAAGTTGCCCATCATCTATCATTGCTGACAAATAGAAGACAGGTTTGTATCCTTTCCTATTGTTAACCCCCATATTCCCTTTACACCAATTGAATACCATTGAAGCGATTCTATTCGTCTCCCTTCTACCAATATCCTTTATTAGTGTCTTAAGATAGATTTTCATCTTAGGTGGTTTTGTATAAATAGTTTCCGTAACTGCTTCCATAAACGATTTCTTTAGAAAATAAAAAAGGATGGCCTCCTCGTTGCCATCCTCACTATGTAGGGTACTTTTAGTTGTAATAAAAGAGTAAAAGAGAGATTGAGGATGTAACCCTACTCGTAACCTTTATTATATAAGCGATTACTTAGTTGCAGTAGTATCAGCTGCTACTGATGTAGCATCAGTTGTAGTTGCAGTTGAATCTACAGCTACTGCAGTTGAATCTGTAGTTGCTTCTGTTGATGTACCTTTACCACCACATGCAGTCAAAGCTGCGATTGCGAAAATTGCGATTACTTTTTTCATTTGTTTTTGTTTTTTGTTTTAATTAAATTTATTATTTTTGATTGTAAATTTTGTAGTAAAAGAAGGGGAAACCAAAGGTAACCCCTTCTTAGTAATAAAGTAAGAACCCTTAATGGATTAAGCCATTAATTCAGCTCTCACAGCTTTAGCCTTCTTTAAAGAACTAGCATACTGAGATAATACTTCACCATTAGAACCCACTCTTACTCTGTAGTTTACAGTTCCAGATGGAGTTGTAATCTTTTGGATGTTAGAAGATACTGTCTCGTACATTGTTGCTTTTGACTTCTTAGCCATAATAATTGTTTCAGTTTGATTATTCCTACTGATGGAGGTTTTTGTTTTAAGAGAACTTTATAATAGGGGTCTCTCTGGTTTGTTCCCTTTTTTACTTCGTAAAGATACGAAAATTATTTCAATCTACCAAGTCTTTTTTGTTTTATTTTTAAATTAATTGTAAAGCCTTACTGATAGTACTTTCTGAATAACCATACCCCTTAGCTTTTTCAATTGCCTTCTCCACCGATAACACTCCAAACACATACTCACCCGCGATTAAACCTTTGATGGTTTTGATTGCCGAAGGCCAACTTCCGTGAGGAGCTTTGTTCTCAACATGCAAATACTTTGTACCGAAATCCAACTTAGTACCATTATCCGATTTGCCAGGCTCACCATACTCATATGATTCACTCCAACCATCGTAACG